TAGATGACTATCCTGGTAGAAACACAGATAAAATTACTTGGAAATGTCTAATAGACGGTCATATATGGAAAGCAACAACATGTGACATAATGAATAACAGAGGGTGTCCAAAGTGTGCTGGTAATATTCAACTATCAAACGAAGAAATAGATAGAAGACTTGAAGATAGATCTATAGCTAGAGTAGATGACTATCCTGGTAGAAACACAGATAAAATTACTTGGAAATGTCTAATAGACGGTCATATATGGAAAGCAAATGTATCTGAGGTATTATATAAGAAAACTGGATGTTCCGTATGTTCTGGTAATAAACCAAAAACAAATGAAAATATAGACTCAATACTTGAAAACTATAATATAGTTAGGTTATCTGATTATAAGAACAACTCTTCAAAATTTCAAGTAAAGTGTTTACATTGTAATAATACATTTGATATATACTTGTATCAAATACATAAGAATAAGGATAGATCATGTCCTTTTTGTAGATCATATGAGAAAAAAGAATCTCAACTATCTAGGATAAAAGATAAGCTTGATAAACACGGAATTGTAATTATGTCAAATTACAGTGGAGTGAATGAAAAACATGATTTTATTGATAGTTTTGGAAACGAATGGACTGACACTATAGGAAACGTTATAACAAAATATTCATTAGTCGAGGGACAAAAATATAATAAATCTTATAGGTTCAGTCAACGGGAAAATATGATTTATTCATATCTCAGAGATTCTGGGGTATCTTTTGAAAGACACTATAAGTTAGAAAATGAACATAGATTTTTTATTGTTGACTTTATAGTAAATGACAGAATAGTAGTAGAATATAACGGTAAACAACATTATGAGCCTGTAGATTTTTTCGGAGGTCTTGAACAATATGAAAAGCAAATAAAAAGAGATAACGATTTGAAGACTCTATGTTATAATAATAGTATAGAATATATTGAGATTCCTTATTATTTGACCGATCAAGAAATATTTGATACTATTGATAAACTTGTATAAATAAAAGTAAATGGACTAACCAACGCAGTGGGGGGTTTCTAGTGCGTAATTATTTTTATTTTAGATAACAAAGTGATCTGGACTCATATGGCAGCATTTGCAGATATCTTCAATGATATGTCTGTACTTGCATATGATAACTCAACAGGTAAGGCTATTGGTTGGAAACCTGTTCCAGTTTCTATTGGACCAAAGGAAAAGGTCGTAGCTGCTCTTATTGCTGAAGACCCTGACAACCCCGATTCTGTTTATGCACCTGACAACTACCTTCCAAGAATTTCAATCAACTGGACAGGCATTGCCAGAGACACAGAAAGACAAAGAGGTCAGCTTGATAAGCGTAGACTTTTTGTTGAATACATTCAAAGCGATGAAGCTAAAGCTTGGTGCGATGGACAAAAAGCAGCTAACAACGGACAGCCTGCTCCAGAAGGAACTGAGGTAGTTTATGATCCTAATTCAGTAAGTCCTGTACCAGCCGCTAGAATTGACACACAAACTGTTCCTTACATTCTCAATATTGAGATGACTATCTGGACTAAGTATATGGATGATATGGCTCAGTTACTTGAGAACATTCTTCCATTCTTCAATCCAGATGCTCCGGTTTCATTATACGAACGTGGTGTAGGAACTGAGCGTATTGTCCAAGTAAAGCTTGATAGTATTTCTCCAAACTTTGTTATGGAGTTGACAAATACTGATAGAAGAGTTCTACAGGCTAATCTTAGCTTTCAAATGGAACTCAACTTCTACAAGCCAGAAGAGCCAATTGCCAAACCTATCAAGAGAGTTACGGTTAGAATCGCCACTGATTCCACTAAAGGCAATAAGGTAAACATTACTGGAATTGATAAGAAGCCAACAGCATCCGCAGATGGGGAAACTGTCAATGTCGCTGCCCTTCCATGTCTTTCTGGATCATGTGATTATCTAGATCTTGATAAGAGAATTGCAAGTATCATTACAGAATTTGATGGTAACACAAGAACATACATGGCAGAAACCTATCATAATGTTCTTGATCCAGAAACACAAACACAACCAACCGATGTTGTTTATACCAATCCTAATGATAATGAAACTGAAGATATATTCTATGGGCTTTATGGTGATCAGTTTGATATGGCTATGAGTCTTTATAACTTCACCATCCCAGCAGTTCAATATGAGAATGAAGCATTTGTGCCTAACGGTCAAACGGTTTCATTAGATTGGACTCCAGTAGTTATAATGACTGGTGTTGTTGATGAATGCGGCAGAGAAGGAACCCTATATCAAGGTGTCCCCGTTGATACTAGTGATGTATCTGGAACTTATTATGTTATAAATCCAAATTCAGAATGTGATGAATTGGATGATGAAAGGACATGTGATGAGTAAGGATAAGATTTCAAAAGTCCTTGGTGTAGGTGAAAAGCTACGCGACAACGATGAGGGTGTTGATAGTGAGAGTCTGTCTGAGGAAGAGAAGAGAAAGCGCCACGAAGAGCGTAAGAAGGAAGTTGCAAAGATCAAGGCTGATATTGCAGCTATGAAGAATAATACTGACGATGATTTTATCAAAGAAGGTCTTCGTGAGTTAGCTTCTATTGGGCTTCAATCAATGAGAGTATTACAGGATGAACTAGAAGTTGACCCAAGTGGGCGTGCAGTTGAATGTATGGCAGCAATGAGTAATGCTACTGCAAATGCCCTCAAGGGTATTCAGAATGTTGAAGTAGATAAAGAGAAGTTGGCAATTGAAAAAGAAAAGGTCAGTATCAAGAAACAGACTGCACTTCCAGCGGGACAACAAACCAACAACATTCTTATTACTGGTTCTGTTACTGATGTTCTACAAACTATTAGAGATCAGCAATTCAAGAACCAAGAAGAGATTGATGATGAAGTAAAAGAAGCCGAATATGTTGAGAAGGGAAAAGGTTCACCCTTCAAGAAGAATGAGGATTGATTTATGCCTATTCCATATGATGACCAGTTTATTCTAAGACCTAACCATCAAGTTGAATTCACCAGAGAAATGGTGATGGAACTTCAGAAGTGTGCAATGGATGTTGAATACTTCGCAGAGAATTACTATACCATTATCCATCCAACCAAAGGTAAAATGCTTATTCAATTGTATACCTTCCAAAAGGATATGATTAGAAACTTTGCTAACAACCGTTTCAACATTGTACTTTCGGCTCGACAGATGGGAAAAACAACTTGTTCTTGTATCTACCTTCTATGGTACTCTATTTTCAATACTGACAAAGACGTTGCTATCCTTGCTAACCAGCAATCCACTGCTGCTTCTATTGTTTCAGATGTCAAAGCTGCATATGAAATGTTACCAGCGTGGATGAAACCTGGAGTAAAGAAATATGATAGTCTGAGTATTGTATTTGATAATGGTACAAGAGTGTTTGCAAGAGCTACTTCAGAAAACGCTCTTCGTGGTGAATCTGTATCTCTTCTATTCCTTGATGAGTTCGCATTCGTTCCCGAAAATGTCGCAGATGGATTTTGGGCATCTAACCTACCTGTTATTTCAACTGGTGGTAATATCATTGTGGTATCTACTCCAAACGGTTCTGCTGGACTTTACTATGAGCTTTGGAAGAAAGCCAACGCTAAACAAAATGACGCTGTAGGTAATACTTGGCAACCACAAAGAGTCCGTTGGGATGAGCACCCTGAGCGTGATGACGCTTGGAAAGAAGAAATGCTCAATTCAATCGGAAAAGTTAGGTTTGCTCAAGAGTTTGACTGTTCGTTTACTGGTTCTACCTATACTCTAATTGAAGGTTCAATTCTTGAGAGTTTATATCCAGATGATCCAGCTTTTATTCCAGAAGAAGGTTATCAAATGTGGAAGCGCCCTGAGCCTGGGCATTTATATGTAATAGGTGTTGACGTTGCTAAGGGTGCTAACACCGACTATCACGTTGCTAATATCTATGATGTTACATCACATCATAAGAATGGTAAGTATGAACAAGTAGCTATCTTTAGAAGAAATGATATTTCTGTTTTTGATTTCCAAGAAAAGATCATGGATATCGGCAAGCAGTGGAATGAAGCAGTTCTTATTATTGAAAACAACAACCTAGGTCACGCAGTTGTAAACCAAGTCTACTTTGAAGATGGATATGAGAATTGTTTCTATGACTATGATAAGGGTGAATACGGCATCAATGCGAATAAGAAGACAAAGCCGCTTGCTCTATCATACTTCAAAGAAGATATTGAATCACGTAAGATGAAGATTCATTCAGATGCTATGATCAATGAATTAGGTTTCTATGAAGAGGTTCGTACAGGGGTCTTCCAAGCAAGATCTGGTCGTGAGTTTCATGATGATACTGTTGCTTCTGGTTATTGGGTATCCTACCTACTCCGTAGCCGCTATTGGGAAGATTACCTAGATTGGTGGATTCAGAATAATGATCCACAAAGCCAACGTATGATGAATATGCTAGAAAATGATGCCGTAGAAAACGATCAATCAGTTGCAGATGGATTCCTCAAAGCACTTGGGGGATCGTCTGGAGATGACTTTGAACGTGAACAGTTCCTTCGTGACTTGTCAATGTAAAGTATAAATAGTCGGCAGACTTGAATAATTTGTTTGCGCTCAATAGATGCCCGACTTATAAATACTATTGACTAACCTCTGAAGGAGAGAAAACATGGTAGGATCAGCAAATCTATCTCCTAACGTTGACATTATTGAGCGCGATGCCAGCCTCCGTATCCCAACTGTTACCTCTTCAGTTGGGGCAATGGTTGTTGCTGCGGAACGCGGTCCACTAAATGTTCGTGTTAGAGTTGATAGCGAGAAAGACTATGTTGACAATTTTGGTCGTCCAGATGATGTCAACTATAAGCACTTTTACACAGCAAAGGCATTTCTAGAAGGATCAAATTCCCTATACGTTGTTCGTACCGAAGATAGCGACAAGTTAGTTGCTGGTATTACAATCGGTCTAAGTGGCGCAGAGGTTGCATCATTTGCAACTCCACTTGCTGCCGAGAATTTTCCTGTATCCTATGATGATATTCCAGATACAGATCCACTAGCAGAGGATGGAGGTTCCCCTGTTTTTGATGGTGCAACTGGTCCTGCACAGGTTCAGAACGAAATCTACCACGCCTGGGGTGTTGGTGCTGGTCCTTTCTATGAAGGTGTTCAGATCGTTGTTATCACTGCTGAAGATTATCAGATTCTATTAGACTTCAAGGAAGAACTAGCTCAGGCAGCTACTTCTGATGAAACTCAGGCAATTATCTACAAGTATTACAATGGTGATGCTCCAAGCACTATTTCTGGTCAACCAGGATTTGGCGTCTGGACTGGTACTCCACCAGCAACTTCAAACCCTGTATTTGAAGACACTGGCGACTACCTAGCAAACAGTCCACTCAAGGATGACCTAATTGTTACTCCTTCTGACTCTGCTCAGGGTGTTTGGGAAGTCAATTCTGCTCTACTAGAACAATATGTTCTCTTTGAGTTCGGACCAGAAATTACAACTGACGAAGATGAATTTGCCCTACACGTTTTCGCAGAAGGCAACCAAGTTGAGTCATATATTTGTTCCAAACTACAGGACAAGCGCGACTCACAGGGCAACAAGATCTTCGTAGACGAAGTTGTCAACGGTAATTCTAATTACATCTACTTCTTCGTAGGTGCTGATCCAGTTGCTGCTGCTGGTTATGATCTAGTTTCAACTGGACTCGTAAACCTAGCTGGTGCAGATGCTCTAACTACTAATCTCTTTGACCTAGTTGGTGAAATTGAAACACAGTGGAGAGAACA